TTTGGTAACGAGAGCCAGATTAATTGAACAATTACAAAATAATCCAATGCTCTTTTATGAATATGCAATTCAAGACGGTGATACTCCTGAAATAATTGCAGAAAAATATTATGGCGACCCGTTTCGATATTGGATTATTTTGCTTTCAAATGAAATTTTTGACCCATTATGGGACTGGCCTCTGTCAGATCAAATGTTTTTACAGTACATTGATACGAAATATGCAACAGAAGCGGAAGACGCAGGGCAAACTCCTTTTGAATATACAAATACAACAATTTACAAATATGAAAAAATAATCACTACAACAAACTCAGTATCAGGTGATGAAAATGTAGTAAAAGTATCTATCACACAAACACAGTACAATGCTCTTTCACCATCTTCAACAACATTCAGTCTTCCCGATGGCACTTGTACAATAGATATCACAAAAGAACAAATTACTATTTTTGATTATGAATCCGATTTAAATCAGAGCAGAAGACAAATAAAAATACTAAACAATTCATATGTCGATGAAATGGAAAGAGTATTTAAAGATGTTATGGGGTCTTAATTAGATGGCAAGTAATCAGATTGCAGAAAATCCTACTCCACAGTCAGTTGGCACTGGTGTTTTAAATCCAGACCAATTTATTCTGGAAGAATTACTTCTGTATACTGCAAATGATGTAACAGATATTAAAAATATGATGGTAGAATTATCATATTATGAAGACATTGTAAATGGCTTTTGTAGTGGCAGTGTTCTTATTAAAGATGCCATTAAAATGATACCAAACTTAGGCATGTCAGGGTTTGAATACATCAAAGTAAATTTTAGAAAAACACAAAGAAATTCAAATAAATTTGTTTCTGTTAACAAATATTTTAGAATATACAGAGTGAGTGAAAGAGGCATTGTTAATTATGACACAGAATTATACACACTAAATTTTTGTACAGAAGAATTTTTCTTATCACAACAACTAAAAGTAAGTAAATCCTATCCCGGTAAAAAAATCAGTGATATCGTCACAGATATTCTTTTCAATGAACTACAAATAAAATCCGAATACATCAGAGTGCAGGAAACAAATGGGCTTTATGATTTTGTAATACCCTATAAAAATCCATATGAAACAATTAAATGGTTGTCAAATTATGCTAGACCCATTGGAAAAGAAGGCGCCGATTTTCTCTTTTATGAAAATGCTGACGGAGTAAATTTCTTCTCTCTGCAAACAATTTTTAAACAGCAATCGTATAATAAATTTTCATACATTCCAAGAAATATAGGCACAGATTATCCTGAAATACAAAGAAATATAACAGGTATAAAATCGTATGTATTTTTAGATACCTTTGATTCTTTATACGGTGTAACGAAAGGTGTTTTTGCAAATAAATTAATTTCTGTTGATCCTCTGACAGGAACTTGGAGACAAACAGATTTCAATTTGAATGATTATTTAAAAAAGTCTCAAAACTTAAACAATTACTCAATTGCACCACAAATAAAAAATAGAAAACGAAAACCTGTATATGAAGAATATTCATCCGTTTTGAAAATTGCTACTGGTAACTCAAGACAAAAATTTGCACAAGGTATAAATCCTTCTTCAGTTGCTAACGACATATACATTGAAGAATATTTACCAAAAAGAACAGCACAATTACCGCTTTCACATTATTCTAGAATTAAATTATCACTTGCTGGTGATCCTAATATAACTGTTGGAATGATTATCGAAGTTTTTTTACCATCAACTGAAAGAGATGGTTTAACAAAAGGTGTGCTTGATGAATACAATTCTGGAAAATATATGGTTTCGGCTGTGCGTCACATTTTAGATAGCAATCAAAAATATGAAACTGTGGTTGAAGTTGTAAAAGACACATACAACAAAACAGTTAATAATTACAGAACATATAAACAATTAGAAGATGCTATCAGAGGCTAAAATATGAATACGGAAAATTTTGAAAATGTAATCGGGCATGATAATTTTGTTTGGTGGATCGGTGTAATTGAAGATCGATTTGATGACCAATTGACTGGTGGCATGAGATATAGGGTGAGGATTTTTAATGCACATACTCCTGATCTGAATAAGATACCAACTAAAGATTTACCTTGGGCAATACCACTTTGTTCACCAAATGGTTCTTTCAGTACCTCCGCTGCAAGAGAGGGTGATTGGGCATTTGGATTTTATACTGACGGAATGTCAAAACAAGCTCCAGTTGTGATTGGAATATTTCCTAGAATTGTACAACCACAAAACACATCAAATGGTGGCGCTTTTACAGACCAAGCAAAATTATATAACTCTAACATAACAGAAGATCAAGTAAAGAATACAACACCTGTAAGCCCAAGTTTTGCTCCTGCTACAAATCCCAGAAGAATTGGTTTTTCAACGATACCAGCATTAAGTTATACATATACTGGCACAATGGTAGAATATTCCGATAATACTAGAGCACATGTATGTGATATAACGAATGAAATTAGACTTAGCGCAGCTATTGAGTTTATTAAAAATTTGGAGATATTCACAACAATTAGAACTGCTCTAGAGGGTGCATCTAATGCGGCCGCTTCAAGCCCAATAGCAACTCAAATATTGTCTGCAATAAAATGTTTAAGACAATATTTAAAAACAGTCAGAGAGATTATTAAAATTGTTAACGTAGTTATAAATGAAATAATAGTTGTGTTGAGAATTATAAGAGCAATGATAGCATGGATTTTAAGTTTACCTGCAAGATTAATAGCTTTATTGCAAGCATGTTTGGCTGAATTGTATGCAGCAGTAGCATCCGCTGTCGGTTCAGCAGTTGGTGACACATCACAAACAGAAGTTGCTCAACAAGTTATTGGGCTTTATCAAGATACAGTTGCAACAGTAGGTGATGCTGTAAATGTTATAGCAGCATCAGAAACAACAATAAATGAAACGAAATCATTAGTAGATCCCAAATCATACGGAAGACCTTAATTATGACATCCATTAGAAAACAAGAAGAAGATTATTTAAAAACAAATCCAAAACCAGAGCCAGATTTTTCTTGGACAGAACCAGCTTCAGATTGGGACTCAAAACCACCTCTAAACAAAGTTATCGGTTCCGAATCTGGGCATTCAATAGAATTAGATGATACTCCCGGTGCAGAAAGAGTTCGAATTCAACATCGAACTGGTTCATTTACAGAAATACAATCAAATGGGCAAGAAATACACAAAATAGTTGGTGATAGTTATGAAATAATTGCTGGAGACAATAATGTTCTGATTAAAGGAGTTTGCAATATTACCGTAGAGGGAACTTCTATTTTACATGTCAAAGGTGATGCGTATGCTCAAGTAGATGGCAAATCTTGGATAAAAAACAAAGGTGACGTTGAAGTTAGCGCAGAAAAAAATGTAGATGTTCGATGTGGAGGTGATATTAATTTATTTGCAGGAGCCATTGATGGTGGAGTTAATATATACTCTCCTGTTGCAGTAAATATTAATAGTGATTTAAATGTTGCTGGCACTATAACTGCAAAACAATCGATTTCTTCGGTGCAAAATGTCACAGCAGGAATGAAATTATTTTCAAATCTTGGAGTTGAAACATTGGGACCAATAACCTCTGCGATCAGTGTTTGGTCACCACTTACTTCTGGGCTTATAGTTACAGATGTGAGAGGATCAATGGAATTGATAAGAATGATGTACAATATGCATGTACATCCAAGAACTGGAACACCTATACCATTAATGTGAGGCAAAAATGTCTGGAATATTTGCAAAACTCGGCTTTAATTTTGACACCAATAGATTCGGTGACGGGCAATATTTAAGCCCGCCAGCAAAAGCATATTTAAATGCAGCACCAATACAACTAAGCTCATGGCAACAATCAGACATTGCAAATGGTAATGTTCAAACAACTAATTATTTCAAAAATCCTTTGGCAAATGATTTAATTATTTTAACAAATACTACGAATTCTATAGTAAATTTTGCAAACACAAAACCATTTGATTTTTCTAATGGTAGTAATTCAACTCTGAAATATTCGTCGAGTGTGTTGGAAACTGAACTAAAAGCGTTTAAAAGTCATACAGACAACGTTTCGGGTGTAACACTTTTAACATCAAATACTGATACGATTCCAAGTTTCGATAATGCATCATCAATTGGTAATTTTTTACTTAGAATTGTCAGCGCAACTGATAATATTCAAAATACCACACCCCTTCTAGGAAGTATGACAAGTTTATTTGTTGGTCCTGAAATAAATGCAAATGTTATTGTGGTTAACAGTGCCAATACGCTTCTAAATAATTCGGTAGCACCAAATGGAAATTGCTATCTGAGTGAGACACAAATTTTAACTATTAGCAACTCAATTAATGTTTTGAGCACATTTATAGCATATAGGAGAGTGTCCGATTGGAATTTCTTTGCTAATGCTACAAATATTGTGTTGGATACGATGAAAGTCAGTTCATTTAATAATCTTGGAAACACTCAATTGTATCTAATTAATAATGTAGTAGGTACGGACACATTAAAGAACAACCTTGCAAACACATCAAATACAACAATTTAAGGAATTTCGAAAATCCTCGTTCCGGCCCAAAAATTTTTTGCGCTGGTCTGCGAGTTCCGAAAAGTCATTTTACTCCTACGATAAATAATAAAAATGGCACAGACACTTAAAAGAAGATACTCGGACATAGACTTCGCGTTCAGAAGAACGCCTGGTAAGAATGATATTGCTTTGAGTTATGATGAAATGGCTGTCATTAGGGCTGTCAGGTACCTCCTGTTAACGAAAAAATATGAGAGACCCTTTCAGTCAAATATTGGTTCTAGACTTGAGCAAATGCTTTTTGAACCTATTTCTTTCACTACTGCATCGACAATAAAAACGGAGATAGAGACTACGATTAGAACATATGAACCTAGGGTTACTCTAGCTCAGGTCACCGTGGTTGAAAACATTGATAATAACGCATATAGTGTCAGTTTGCTTTTTTACATAGGTAATAATGTAGAACCGACTCAGATAAATTTAATTCTTGAGAGGACAAGATAATGGCATCTGCCAACTCAGGTTTACAAATAACCAATCTAGATTTTGGTGCAATCAAAACAAGTTTAAAATCTTTTTTAAAGCAACAGAACACTCTTCAAGATTACGATTTTGACTCATCTGCGCTTTCAATTCTAATAGATTTACTTGCATATAATACACAATACAATGCATATTATTTGAATATGGTTGCAAATGAGATGTTTTTAGACTCAGCGGTTCAAAGAAATTCAGTAGTTTCTTTGGCAAAATTGTTGAACTACACTCCAACTTCTGCTGTCGCACCAAAAGCCGTAGTAAAATTAACTGTTAATGAAGTAAATACAGGCTCGTTAACTTTACCAAAATTTACAACATTTATATCAGATTCAGTCGATGGTGTAAACTATAATTTTCTAACAAAAGACGCCATGACGGTGAATGTTGTATCAAATAAAGCTGAATATGATGATTTGGAAATCTATCAAGGTGTTTCGGCTTCTTATAGTTATACCTATGATGCATCTTCAAACCCTCAACAAATATTTGAAATACCAGATACAAATCTAGAC